AGGAGAAAGTCTGCCCCATTAGTAGATACCAAGTTCCACAGAGTGGGTGAACTTGAGATTGGAAACTTTACTTTGGTAAAGGGAGAAATCATTAAGATTCAAGATGAATGGGGCATGAGGTTTAAGTTTGACAGCCTGGTAACAAATATTGAAACTGGGTCACAGTGGATTGATTGCTTTGAAGTTTTTAAAGCAAGGACTGGAGTGCTACGATCATTTAGCATTGATCGAGTAAAGAGAATTCCCGCTAGGAGGGGTCGTCGTGCCAAACGAGGAACAAGCAATACAACACCTTGAAGAAGTAAACAAGGTAGTAGGAGAATACTTAAAGGGCAGCGACCCAACTAAAATTTCTAAAGAATTGGCAATGCCACGCACCAGGGTAGTCGAGCACATTAAAGAGTGGCAGAAGATGGCTTCTAACAATAGTGCCATTCGTGCCAGGGCAAAGGAAGCTCTCGCGGCTGCTGACGAACACTACAGCAGACTGATTTCTCATACCTATGAAGTTATTGACGAAGCTACAACAACAGCTAATCTAAGTGCTAAAACTGCTGGCATCAAGCTTGTTATGGATTTAGAGTCTAGGCGTATAGAGATGTTGCAAAAGGCTGGACTACTTGAAAACAAAGAGCTAGCAGAAGAAATGATGGAAATCGAACGGAAGCAAGATATACTTAAAAATATTTTGGTTGATATTGCATCAGATCACCCAGAGGTAAGAGACAAAATTATGCGAAGGCTATCCGATATCGCTAGCAAGGGAGAAACGATAACGGTAATTAACAATTCTTAAAAAGACTCTTATTTGTGGTATAATGTTTTTATGAAGATGTGTATTGCTGATGGATGTGCCAGAAAAGCTAATGCTAAATCTTTGTGTCCAAAGCACTATTATAGAAACAAAACTTACGGAAATCCAAATGTGGTAAGGTTTCCATGGAGAGAAGACAGAAGCTGTCAAATACCTGACTGCCCCCGAGAGCATGAGGCAAAGGGATATTGCAAAAATCATTATATGATTTTGTATAAGTTTGACATTAGTCCAGAAGAATATCACAACAAGCTTATTCAACAAAATAATGTTTGTGATATTTGTAATGAAAAATGTAATCAAAAAGAAATGCTTTCTTTAGACCATAATCACAAAACCAATCAGATAAGAGGACTGCTTTGTTCTGCTTGCAATATGGCACTTGGAGGATTTAGGGATAGTAAAAAAATATTAAGCTCTGCAATAAATTATTTAGAAAAATGGGATAAAAATGACTGATTTTTTTGAAGATATTTTTGATATTTTAGACGAGAATCCTTTTGAAGAAGAGCCTGTAGACCTTATTACTTTTGTTACCTCTTCAGATTATTTAAATCAACCCACACTTTCAGAAATACAGTATGATTCTGTTCGTGCTATGAGTCAGATTTATGAAGAAAAAGATGTACAAAGACTGATGGGTAGTAACGAAGGTGCAAAATACTATAAGAAATATACAAAAAATGAAATCATTTTGCAGCTTGGAAAAGGTTCTGGCAAGGACTATATTTCTACCATAGCTGTTGCTCGGATTGTTTATATGCTTTTATGTCTTAAAGACCCATCTCGTTACTACGGCAAACCCTCTGGGGACGCTATTGACATTATTAATATTGCAATTAATGCCGCCCAGGCAAAGCAAGTTTTTTTTAAAGGGTTTAAAACTAAAATTGAAAAATCCCCCTGGTTTGCTGGAAAGTATTACGCCAAGATGGACAGTATTGAATTTGACAAAGCCATTACAGTTTACTCTGGTCACTCTGAGCGTGAGTCTCATGAGGGGCTAAACCTTCTTGTGGCAGTGCTTGATGAAATTTCTGGTTTTGCCACAGAAAATGCTAGCGGTAATGACCAGGGGAAAACAGCAGACAACATCTACAAGGCCTTCCGTGGTACGGTAGATTCTCGTTTCCCAGATCTTGGCAAGGTAGTATTGCTGTCTTTCCCAAGATACCCTGGAGACTTTATCTCAACTAAGTATGAAGATGCAATCTTGGATAAAGAAATAATTCAAAGATCACACAAGTTTATTATGAATCCAGATCTTCCAGAAGACATGGAGGGTAATACCTTGGAGATTAGTTGGGATGAAGAGCAAATAGTGTCGTATAAATACCCTGGGGTATTTGCACTAAAAAGGCCTACCTGGGAAGTAAACCCTACCAGGAAAATAGAAGATTTTAAATTAGCATTCTACACAGATCTGGGAGATGCAATGATGCGCTTCCTGTGTATTCCCACTTATTCTTCAGACGCTTTCTTTAAGCAGAGAGAAAAGGTTAGGGATGCTATGACTATTCGTAATCCCCTGGATAACTTTAGAAGATTTGATTCAACATTTACCCCAGACCCAGAAAAGGTATATTTTGTACACGCTGACCTTGCCCAAAAACATGACAAGTGTGCTGTGGCCATTGCCCACGTTGAAAAATGGGTAAACATTCAGGTCATTAAAGATTATGAACAGGTCGCCCCCGTGGTGGTAGTTGATGCGGTAGCCTACTGGGAGCCAAGGGTAGAGGGGCCAGTTGACCTTTCAGAAGTTAAACAATGGATTCAAAACTTAAGAAGAGTAGGGTTTGATATTGGAATGGTTTCGTTTGACCGATGGCAATCTTTTGATATTCAGAATGAGCTAAAAGCCGTGGGCATTAGAACAGACACAGTTTCAGTTGCCAAGAAGCACTACGAAGATATGGCAATGCTTATATATGAAGAAAGACTTGTTATGCCTTCTATAGATTTGTTGTTTGAAGAACTTACAGAGCTAAAGATTATGAGAAACAATAAAGTAGACCACCCACGCAAAAAGTCTAAGGACTTGGCAGACGCGGTTTGTGGCGCGGTATTTGGAGCAATCTCTCATACACCAAAAAACATAAATCAAGAAATAGAAATTCATACCTTCAAGGATAGGTCGAAGACTCAAGTTGCTGACCGACCCGCTAACGTGATACAATATAAATCCATGCCAGACGATATCAAAGATTATCTGAGCAACATGGGCATGATTTAGATTGATAGTAATTTTTCAGGTTATTCATCCATCTTTACTACAAAAAGGATGTAGAATTGATCTTACCAATTGATGCCGTTTACTTTTCAAACTACTCAGGAAACACCAAACGATTTGTGGAGAAACTATATGGAAATGATGCTATTGGTATCCCTATTGATAGTGTTGATGGTAATAGTATTACCGTTGACCAGCCTTATGTTCTTTTTGTACCTACTTATGGAGGCGGCTCAGAGAGAACAGCAATTCCAAGACAGGTACGATATTTTTTAAATATCAAAGAAAACCGTAAGCTCCTTCGCGGGGTAGTCGGTATGGGCAATACAAATTTCGGTGAGCATTATTGCAAAGCCGCTGATTTAATTAGTGCAAAGACAGGGGTGCCAGTCATTGCAAAGGTAGAAATATTTGGCACCGAAGACGATGTAAACACAGTATATGAAAGGTTAAATTTACTTTATGGATAAGAACTATAGCTATCACGAACTAAACGCAATGCTAAACCTCTACGATGAGAATGGCAAAATTCAATTTGATAAAGACAAGGCAGCGGCTAAGGCTTATTTTCTTGACCACGTTAATCAAAATACAGTGTTCTTCCATAGTCTTGAGGAAAAGCTTGAGTACCTGGTAGAAAATGAGTATTATGAAAAAGAATTGTTAGACCTATATGACTTTAGTTTTGTCAAGTCTTTGTTTCAGCAAGCATATGCACATAAATTTAGATTCCCTGCCTTCCTTGGCGCGTACAAGTTCTATACTAGCTATGCTCTCAAGACTTTTGACGGTAGCAGATATCTTGAAAGGTTTGAAGACCGCGTATGTATGAACGCCTTGATGCTTGCTCGGGGTGACAGCAAGCTTGCACAAGATCTTGTTGATGAAATTATTTCTGGACGATTCCAGCCAGCCACTCCAACCTTTCTTAATGCTGGTAAAAAGCAAAGAGGTGAGTTCGTATCTTGTTTCTTGCTTCGTATCGAAGATAACATGGAGTCTATTTCGCGTGCTGTCAATTCTTCCTTGCAGTTGTCAAAACGCGGTGGTGGCGTTGCTCTCAACCTAACCAACCTCAGAGAGCATGGCGCTCCAATTAAAAAGATTGAGAACCAGTCTTCTGGTGTCTTACCAGTAATGAAATTGTTAGAAGACAGTTTTAGTTATGCAAATCAGCTAGGTGCCCGTCAAGGCGCTGGTGCGGTCTACCTTAGTGCCCATCACCCAGACATCATGCTATTTTTGGACACTAAGAGAGAAAATGCTGATGAAAAGGTTAGGATTAAAACCCTTAGCCTTGGGGTCGTTGTTCCAGACATTACGCTTGAGCTGGCTAAAAACAACGAAGACATGTACATGTTTTCTCCATATGACGTAGAAAGAATTTACGGGGTACCAATGTCTGACATTTCTATTACTGAAAAGTATCAGGAAATGGTAGACAATCCAGATATTAAGAAAAAGAAAATAAAGGCTCGTCAACTCTTTGAGACTATCGCTGAGCTACAGTTTGAGTCAGGGTATCCTTACATTGTTTATGAAGACACGGCTAATGCCGCCAACCCAATCCAAGGTAGAATCAACATGTCAAACCTTTGCTCGGAGATTCTTCAAGTTAATACCCCAACAACATATAAGGAAGACTTATCCTACGATAAGATTGGTAAAGACATTTCTTGCAACCTTGGGTCTTTAAATATTGCAAAGGTAATGGAGTCGCCAGACTTTGGAAAGACGGTAGAAGTTGCTATCAAAGCTCTAACCTCTGTTGCAGATCTTAGTTATATTAAGTCTGTCATGTCTGTTGCCGAGGGTAACAAGAAGTCCAGAGCCATCGGTCTTGGTCAGATGAATCTTCATGGTTATTTTGGTAAAGAAAAAATGCATTATGGTGACGAAGAGTCAATTGACTTTACCAACATTTATTTCTATACCATCCTATTCCATGCACTAAAAGCATCTAACAAAATGGCAAAGGATACTGGTTCACCATTTGATAATTTTGAAAACTCAAAGTATGCTTCTGGAGAATTTTTTGACAAGTATACTGAGCAAGAATGGAAGCCGCTAACTAAAAAGGTTGCCAAACTTTTTAGGGATTCAAGTATTGATATTCCTACACAGGAAGATTGGGAAAAGCTAAAGAGGTCTGTAATGAAGCACGGTATTTATAACCAGAATCTTCAGGCGGTACCGCCAACTGGATCAATTAGCTATATCAATAATAGTACTAGCTCTATTCATCCCATTGCCTCTAAGGTTGAGATTCGTAAAGAAGGAAAGCTTGGTCGTGTTTACTACCCTGCCCCATATCTAACCAATGACAATCTTGAATACTTTGAGGATGCATATGAGATTGGCCCAGATAAAATTATTGATGTCTATGCCGCTGCAACCCAGCACGTAGACCAAGGACTGTCTCTTACGCTATTCTTTAAGGACACAGCCACAACTCGTGACGTAAACAAAGCACAGATTTACGCATGGAAAAAGGGTATCAAGACTATCTACTACATTCGTATTAGGCAAATGGCACTAGAAGGAACAGAAAGCGAAGGATGCGTCAGCTGTCAGCTTTGAGTGTATGGTACCATAGATATATGAAAGAAATTTGGAAAGATGTCGTCGGGTTCGAGGGCAGGTATCAGGTATCATCTTTTGGAAGGCTAAAAGGTCCTAGGGGCATTACGAATGGATCGTTAGGCTCAAGGGGTTATAGTCAGGTTTGTCTAAGAGAGGTAGGGGCCAGATATGGAGTAAGCAAAAATCTTCATGTTGTGGTTGCTGAGTCCTTTTTTGGTCCTAGGCCAGATGGTATGCATGTATGCCATGCAGACGGGGACAAGCAAAACAATAATATAAAAAACTTAAGATACGATACGGCAAAGGGCAACTGGGAAGATTTTAGAAGAAATCCAGACAAGAGCACACACTCTATAACCAGAACCTCCTGCCCATTAGGCCACCTATTAGAGAAACCGAACCTAATGAAAAGTCAGCTAAGCAGAGGCTGGAGATCTTGCCTAGCCTGCAATCGTGCAAGGTCTTATATTAGGGCAAACCAAGATAAAGAAATAGTTTTAGAAGATCTGGCAAATGAATACTATAAAGGAGTTGTAAATGAGCGATAGAGTGGTCAGGGCAATTAATTGGAATAGAATCGAAGACCCGATTGATCTTGAGGTATGGAATAGACTTACGGCTAACTTTTGGTTGCCAGAAAAGGTGCCTATCGCAAACGATATCCCCTCTTGGTCAAATCTAACAGAGGCAGAAAAAGAACTAACCAAGAAAGTTTTTACTGGTCTTACTCTTTTGGACACAATCCAGGGTACTATTGGGGCTATGAGCCTTATGCCAGACTCTCGAACACCACACGAAGAGGCCGTTATAACAAATATATCTTTTATGGAAAGCGTTCATAGCAAGAGCTACTCTACCATCTTTTCTACCCTATGCTCTACGGAAGAGATTGATGATGCCTTTAGGTGGAGTATTGAAAATCCATTCCTAAATAAAAAAGCTAGTATAGTAATTGATAAGTATGACGGAGACGACCCACTAAAACGCAAGGTTGCTTCTACATTGCTAGAAAGTTTTTTGTTTTATTCTGGATTCTATTGGCCACTATACTTATCCTCTAGGTCTAAGCTAACTAACACAGCAGATATGATTCGCCTTATTATTCGTGACGAGGCTGTTCACGGGTATTACATCGGATACAAGTACCAGCTAGCACTAGCTGAGCAGCCACAGGAGCGCCAGGAAGAGCTTAAAACCTATGCCTATGACCTTCTTATGGAGCTATTTGACAATGAAACAAAGTATACCGCTGAACTGTATGATGAGGTAGGTTTGACTGAAGACGTGAAGAAGTTTTTACAGTATAACGGGAACAAGGCACTAATGAATCTAGGATATGACCCATTGTTTCCGAAAGAAACTACTAATGTTAATCCTGCAATTCTTTCTGCCTTGTCTCCTAACGGAGATGAAAACCATGACTTTTTTAGCGGTAGTGGGTCGAGTTATGTGATTGCAAAGCATGAATCGACAGAAGATAGTGACTGGAACTTCTGATATAATTGTTTTAACAAAGATACGGGGTACACATTGTCAACAATTAAAAGAAAACTTGACTGGAAGTCTTACCATGACGAAAGATCAAAAGGGTACAGCCTTAGATCACTAATTGGTAAAACAACAGTAACGCCACGAAAAGTTATGTGGGAAGAGGGAACGGTTTTAGACCAAGGCTCTGAGGGTGCTTGTGTTGGATTTGGCTGGATGGCAGAAATTTTGGCAACCCCAGTAGCTCCAGCAAAACAGCCAGCGGCAACGGTAGCTAACAAAATTGCTCTAGAATATTACAACAGGGCTAAGCAGTTAGATGAATGGCCTGGAGAAAGCTATGAAGGCACATCCGTTCTTGCTGGTGCAAAAGCAGTAAAAGAAAAAGGATTGATTAAAGAATACCGCTGGTGTTTTTCTGTTGAAGATATTAGAGATGCTGTTATTTTAGAGGGGCCAGTTGTAATTGGTGTACCCTGGCATAAAAACATGTACTCAACGTTAAAAAATGGACTGGTTACTGTTACTGGGCCAGTGGTCGGAGGACACTGTCTAACAATTACTGGCTATGATCCAGAATTTAAAATAGGTTCAAGGGTCGAAGAAGTTTTTCGTTGGAGAAATTCTTGGGGTACTAGCTACGGGGTTAATGGTTCGGGGTATATAAAGGTTAGCGATCTTAAAGAACTACTAAAAACTAGTGGAGAAGCCTGTGTACCAATAGGAAGAAAAAGTTTAAACTTTGGAGTTACTAGAGCTTTCCAAAATATTTTTCTAAAAAGGTTGTTCAAAGATGGATAACGTGTCAACTACATTTACAGCAAAGTGTCAAATACTAAGTGAGTTATGGATTAAATACCGTGACGAAGAAACATTGGAAGACTTTTTTGAATACAATGACCTTAGCCTGCCTCTAGCATTTTTAATTGCAGAAGAAATAGTCACAGATAAAAACTCTGCAATTGAAGGTTTTATTGAAGAATCTTTTATGTTGCTGCTAAGTGCAGTGGGATTAGAGGATAAAGGATTTGACAATCTTGATGATATTCTGATAAACTATTTTGAGTAAAAGAAATACTTTTGAAAGGTGTTGGGTATGATTGATGAAGAAAAATTTGGTGTCTGGTTAAGGCAGGGCATTGACAATGGCTGGATTACAGAACCATTTTGCAACACACACGATGTAGACCCAGGAATGACAGACGAAGAGCAACAAGAGTGGGAAGATGGATTTGATCCATGCCAACATGTTCTTCGTATTAATGTTTAGTGGGGTATAGCTCAATTGGCAGAGCAGAGAGCTGTTAACTCTAAGGTTCCTGGTTCGAGTCCAGGTACCCCAGCGGATTCCTATCCTAGCATCACTCAACGATATTTCACTGGGTAGGAATTCATATCGGCCAAGTGTTACGGTAGCACAGCAGTCTCCAAAACTGCAGGACAGAGTTCAATTCTCTGGGTCGGTGCGGACAACTAAATATTGGAAATATAGTTTAATGGTAAAACTTAACCTTGCCAAGGTTATGACGCGGGTTCGATCCCCGCTATTTCCTCGGACCATTAGCTTAGCGGTTAAAGCGCTACCCTGTCACGGTAGAGATCGCCAGTTCAAATCTGGTATGGTTCGCAAATGAATGGTAAAATAATATAATGGCAATAGGCTTAAGCACTAGTTGCGTTTTCCCATCGGGCATAGAGACAGCATTTAAAATAGCATCTGAAGTTGGGTATGATGGTGTTGAAATCATGATAAGTAAACAAAAAGAAACTAGAGACGCTCACAAGATAATGGAATTGTCTAAAAAATATAATGTTCCAGTTTTGTCTATACATGCACCAGTATTAGTTTTGACTTCTTTTGTTTTTGGGATTGGTGCAAAAGAAAAATTAAAGAAAACTGTAAAGCTAGCAGAACAGGTTGGTGCTGATACTGTTGTTGTTCATCCCCCATATTTTTTTCAAACTGCTTTTGGAAAAGAGTTTGAACATTTTATAAATGATTTGCAGCAATCAACTCATGTGTTTATATCTGTAGAAAATATGTTTAATCTTCGTGCCTGGGGCAAAAGTTTTTCAACCTTTCTTCCTGGTTGGAATCCAGGGGACATTAATATTTCACACACTACCCTTGACTTTTCTCATTGTGCATCTCAAGGAATAGATTCTTTAGAACTTGCAAAACAATGGGAAAAAAAATTAAGCCACGTTCATTTATGCGATGGATACACTGGGTCAATACACGATGATCATCTAGTTCCTGGAAGGGGCGACCAGCCAGTAAGAAAAACTTTAGAATTTTTAAAAGATTCTAACTTTAACGGCCACATCATAGCAGAAATCCATACAGAATCTTTTTCAAAAAAGAAAAGAAAAAAGAAAATAGAAAGCACTTTAAAATTTGCAAGAAAACATTTTGATAAATGAAAAAACTATTACTAATAACTGATGCCTGGTTTCCACAAACTAACGGGGTAGTTACAACAATATCTCATCTAAAAGAAAAATTAGATAAAGACTATGAAGTTACTATTATTCACCCTGGAATGTTTGAGCAAATTCCAATTGCTTTTTACCCAGAAATATCTTTGGCCTTTCCAAAAAAATTATGGAAAAAGATTGATAAAATTGAGCCAGATTATATACACATCTTTACAGAAGGCCCGATAGGCATTGCTGCAAAGTCTTATTGTTTAAAAAATAATCTTAGACATACTACTAGTTTTCATACAAACTTTGCCTTGCTTCTTAATCAAATTTTATATTGGCCAGAAGAAATGACTTGGGCTATGACAAAATACTTTCACAGCACAAGTGACAGAGTTCTTGTTACTAACGAGGGAATGAAATCAGTACTGCTAGAAAAAGGATTTACGGACAACCTTGTTGTGTGGAATCGCGGGGTAAATAGATCAAACTTTTTCTATAAAGAAAAAGAAAAAAATAAACATTTAGATATACTTTGTGTTAGTAGAGTAAGCAAAGAAAAAAATATTAAAGACTTTTGTGATCTTTCTAAAGTTAACAAACACAACTATACCTTGGTAGGTGCTGGCCCAGAACTTGATAAAATGAAGAAAAGGTTTCCAAGAGTTAGCTATGTTGGGAAGGTAGATCAAAAAAATTTAAATACATACTATCACGCCTCTGATTCTTTCTTTTTCCCAAGCAGGTTTGATACCTTTGGTATTGTGATGATAGAGTCTTTTGCTTGTGGAACACCAGTAGTTGCTTATAACGAGGTAGCTCCAAGAAGTTTAATAATTCCAGGGGTAAATGGATATACCGTTGATTCACTAAAAGAAGTTCCAGAGGCACTAATAGAAGCGTCAAAGCTACCTAGAGACAAAGTCTATGAAACATCATTACCATTTTCTTGGGAAAGTGTAACAGAAATTTTTGTTAGCAACCTTGCGCAAACATCAGGTTTGTAGTATAGTGGTTTATATGGATATTGATGAAGAAAAATGTTGGAAGAAATTGTTTCGTAATGTGAATATGTCGTCTATTGATGGAAGAGATATTGCAAATACACAAAGGAAAGCGGCTCATGACTTTTTAAAAGAGTCTGCCACAGCCAACACAAACGGAAATAAGATTCGTAAAGGCAATCAGTCAACTAGCTACCACGAGGTACACATTACCATTGATGACCTTAAAGAGCAATGGAAAATTCAAAACGGGAAGTGTTATTGGCTGGGTATTGACATGAGCCTACAAGATCTTTTTATATTAAGATCTCCCTTTGCTGTATCTGTAGATAGATTAATTTCGTCTGGACACTATACAAAAGATAATATTGTTTTAACTACACGATTTGCTAATTTGGGCAAGGGAGCATATAATGGAGAAGACTTTAAAGAAAGACTAGACAGTCTGTTTAAAAACAAATAAGGTTTGCCTCCTTAGCTCAGTTGGCCAGAGCATCGCTCTTGTAAAGCGAGGGTCATCGGTTCGAATCCGATAGGAGGCCCGAACCCGTGGCTGCTGGGACAGAAATTGGACTGTAAATCCGATGCCAAAGGCTAGCGAAGTTCGATTCTTCGACACGGGACTACAACTTAATATGCCTCTATAGCTCAGCGGAAGAGCAACGGGTTTCTACCCCGTGTGCGGGAGTTCGACCCTCTCTAGGGGTACTTATAATTAAATAAACAAGCTCTGGTATACCCTCACTCTTATAAGGTGTAGAAAGGTTAGTCGGTTCACGTTGGTTCAATCCCAACCCAGAGTACCGCCAAAGAAAGGGCAAACAATGATTTGGTATCTTACAAAAAATAATAGAAAAGACTACGAGCTTAATCGTATCTTTGAGGAAGCCAATTTGCGTGGAGAAGAAATAAAACATGTAGAAGTAGATAATTTTGATCTTGTTGTAACCAGAAGCGATAGAAGAAGCATTCGACTAGACAATGAAACAGTAGAGCTTCCTTCTGTGGTTATTCCTAGGACTGGCAGTGGAACTAGCTACTATGCAATGAGTGTTTTAAGACACCTAGAAAGAATGCATGTTCCAGTTTTAAATACAAGTAACAGCATAGATGCTGCCCAGGATAAAATGTATTCTACTCAGATTTTAGCTCAACATAATATTCCAGTTCCAAGGACTATGCTGGTTAGATTTCCTGTAGATATATCTTTGGTGGAAAGACAGATTGGATTTCCCTGCGTTATAAAAGTTTTGAGTGGAAGTTATGGCAAAGGAGTACATCTAGTTCAAGATGCCTCAGCACTTCAAGAACTAATGGAGTTTGTTAGTAGCCTAAACTCTCCACTTAACATTTTAATTCAAGAGTATATTGGAGAGCACCCAGGAACAGATGTTAGAGTTTTAGTAATAGGTGGAAAAGTTATCGGGGCAATGAAAAGGTCTAGCACAGACGGAGGATTTAAAGCAAATATTTCTCGTGGCGGTATTGGTTCTACCTATGAAGTTAATGAAGAACTATCTTATATTTCTTTAACGTCGGCAAAAGTTTTAGATTTAGAAATTGCTGGGGTAGATCTTCTTATAGAAAAAGATGGATACAAGGTTTGTGAAGTAAATTCGGCTCCAGGTTTTGAGGGGTTTGAAAAATTTTGTAATACAAATGTTGCAAAAGAATTTGTGCAATATGCTATTTTCAGACAGAACAAAGAATAAAACACATGTATAATAAATACATTCAACTAAAGGAGAAAACCAATGACAACTGTTTATACTAAGCCCAATTGTGTCCAATGTGATGCTACAAAAAGAATGATGGATAAATTGGGGGTATATTATGAGACAGTTGATATTGTTGATAACCCCGCAGAATTAGACAAACTAATTGAAATGGGATACAAAGCAGCTCCTGTTGTTGTTACAGAGAATGATTCTTGGTCAGGATTTAACCCTGATAAAATCACAGCTTTAGCTGCTTAATTATTCTGCAATATAGCTAAATGACATGTGGAATTTATCTGCTGTGGTCAACACAAACGGAGAATTGTGATCAAATGGTTCATCTAATCCACTAGCTTTTAAATCCCAAAGAGTCATGCTTGTACTGGAAATGTCTAGGTGACCCTTAAGGCTATAGTGGTCAACCACTCCTCCATTGCCAACATCGTGGATAGAACCACCGTAAACATCAGTGTGGTATTTAGATGCAACTGGAAGTGTTAAAGAATATTGGCCAGTTCCAAAGTTGCTAACGTTTGTAAAGATAACGTCAATTTGTAATTGAATAAGATTTCCAATTTTAACATAAAATCCAGTTGTTGGAGTGCCAGTAAAAACTAAACCAGTGCCAGACCATACTGGGCTATATGATTTAATTTCTGTAGTTAGCCCATCAGTATCGCCAAAAGCTGGGTGGGTAAATCTGGCCATCAGTCTTGCTGTTCCAAAGACGTAATCAGTACGGCTGCTTGCATACCATTGGTTTGTGCAGTTAGCCATAGCTCGTCACGACCTGGAAGCTCAATTGACCAGGCATGATTAGGAAGTAGTCTATATCCAAAAACTGAGTCAGTAACGTCATCATTGCCAATATAAATATATCCAGAAGCATTGATGTTTTGAACAGTTATGTCCATTCCAGAATGTGTTCCACTCGGGGTAATCTTGGTAGCGGTAGTATCGCTTAGTGTATAAATATTTTGCTGAGTCATAGCATAATTATACACTACTTTATTTCTAATGATATAATAAAATAGACCTTGATTGGAGAATCATGAAACTAACTAACCCTTGGCCTAAAGGCAAAACAATTAGAAGTCCGTTTGGATGGAGAGTACATCCAGTTACCAAAAAGAGATCATTTCATAATGGTGTTGACGTGGGGGGTAGCTTTCCAGTTACCTCTGCACAAGACGGCATCGTTGTTCATGTATCCCCAGACTGGCATAAGCTAAGCAGGTTGCAACAGCAGCGTCAGTCTGGTGGAAACGTTGTAACCATTCAGCATGAAAATAATCTTTTTACTACTTATTACCACGGAGCACATCAGTCAGCACTTAAAGTTGGTCAGAGAGTAAAAACTGGAGACTTCGTATATACTTCAGGAACCACAGGCCTGTCCACAGGCGACCACCTCCACTTCGAAGTTAGGACTACAAAAACTGGTGGACAGGTTGATCCCGTGCCTTATTTGCAAGGCAGCCCATCAGTAGAGCCACCGCCATCATCAGTAAGTGGCAACCTAGATGCCGCAACCTGGAAAGCTTGGCAAACAGCTCTGAAAGCCAAAGGCTTATATAAAGGCATTCCAGATGGGAAACCAGGCCCAATGACAACCCGTGCTATCCAGGAGTGGGCTGGGGTAAAAGCCGATGGCCAAATGGGAACAATGACCAGGAAAGCTGTACAGCGTAAGCTGGGGCTAAAGGACGACGGGGTATGGGGCAGAATGACCATCAGTGAGCTTCAGAGACAACTTAACGCAGGAAAAATATAGCTATGTGGTCTAATTTAATGATGGCATGGAATAATTTTAATATACGTAGAAGACAAAACATAGAAGCATCAGATAAAGCTATTGCACAAGGCCCTTCCTGGAGGCATCGGCGTAGACTAATTTATGGTGCATACTTCATTGCAATGGCTATGATTATTTTTGGTGCTTTTTCTGTTGTTACGTATAGCCAAATTGGCGTAGAGATGATAATTGGCGGGGTAGCTTTACTATCTATCATCATAACAGCATATACAACATCGGCTACA